GAATGATGCGCTCGGTGCGTCGGTCACTTTGAATGCAGGCTATCGCTACGTTGATTCAACCGTTGGTGCTGCTGCTCCTGCTGCGTTCCAAGCGGCTGCTTCAAAATCATCTGCTGGCAAAACCCCTGGCGCGTTCCATCCCGTTATTTTTAACGACGCAATCGTTATCACCTCAACTGTTGCCGGTGCTGCCGCAACAGGCAAGGTGACCGCGATCATCACTTACCGCTTCATCGGCACGATGTAAGCAATCCCCTTCATGGCAAAAAAGGGAATTCAACTGCTTTCCCCGGTGTAATAGCCGGGGCATTTTCTTTAAGAGGCTTACATCATGTTCCAACCACAAACGATAGACATTGTTTATGTTGGCAGTAAAAAGTTTAAACCCGATAACGTGTGCGGCACTGGAACTGTTTGGTTTGGTTACGGTGATGTGCAAAAAGTTGAGCGCAAGCACGCGCCTAAATTCATGGCTCACCCTGATGTTTGGATGATCGCTGATGAGTTTAAAAAATTAAATCCTGATGCGGATTCTCAAAAATTAACTGACTCGACTGATGGTCTTGGCGGTGACGCTGGATCTGTCGATGTTGACGGCGGTGCGTCTGGTGATGCCGGTTCTGTCGGTTCCGCAGAAACTGCAGGCCTTTCAGATGCGGCAAAAGTTGCCCCAGTTGCTGACGAAAACAAAGATGACGAGAACAGCACCAGCGGCAAAAAAGGTGACGAGCTGTCAGTAGTCAAAGGCGCAATCCTGTCGCTTGAGCAAGGAAATCCAAAGCACTTCAGTACCACCAATGGTGTGCCTGTTGTTTCTGCTGTGCGTAGTGCTGCTGGTGATGAAAATATCACTGCCGCTGATGTGCGCGCCGCTTGGGCTGAGCTTAACGGAAAGGCTGAATAACAATGGCAAAGGTGCAGGCAATAGCTGCCGTTGTCGTCGCTACGCTGCGTGATGCTGATGCGGATAGTTGGACCGCTAGCGAAATTCATAGCGCTATCAATGAGGCGGAAAAGGTGATTGTTAATTATCGCCCTGATGCCAGCGCGATTGATTATGAATTGCCGTGCGCGGAAGGGATAAAGCAGTCATTGCCTGCCAATGCCAATCGCTTGCTCGATGTGAAGTTTAATGTGGGCGCCGCCTCTGCACCTGGGCGATCTGTTCACAGAAAAGCGGTGGTTGATCTGGATTCGATTAACCCAAATTGGCGCAGCGCGTCGGCCAATGCGGTTATTCGTGAGTTTGTTTACGATGATCGAGAGCCGCTTTTCTTTTACGTTTACCCTCCTGCAGCTAATGGGGCAAAGCTGCAGATTTCATACAGCGGCATTCCTCCTGCATACGGAACTGTTGATGCAAACACCGCAACGCTGGTAAGCGACTTATACGAGCCCGCAATTATCGAATGGGCACTGTATCGGTTGTTCGGATTCGATGTAGAAAACAGCGTGAACATGGCTCGCTC